ACCGAAGACCAAGTTAGGAGAAAAGCTATATTAATGGCTGATAAAGAAGGAGTAGCCCCAGAGAATTTAGCTTCTTACATGGATAACTTTGTTAAATTAAATTGGAATAAAGACGTAAGTGAGTTTGTTGACTACATACAACGTAATTTAAAAGAAGTTACATTTACTGAAGAGATAGGAGAATTTGCAAACCCGAATATTATTGAAAAGGGTGCTTATTTCATGGAGCAATTTATACGAACATATCCTCTTTTAAATGTTGTTTTAAACCCTTTCATGCGTACAGGTAGAAATATACATAGAGGAGCAGCTGCTGTTACTAGTCCTGTATTAACATTAAGTGCCGCCATCGATAAGATACCAGTAGCTAACAGAACTCCTGTTATTAAAAATGTACCTAGAATCGCCGAGAGGCTTTGGTCTAAAACAGCTAAAGATTTAGCAAGCGACGATCCAATTATAGCCGCTAGAGCTAGGGGTCAGCAAATATCAAGCGTTGGTCTTTTATTGACTGCTTGGGGGTTAGCTGAAGGCGTTGATGGTGTTGTGCAATTTGTAGGCACTGAAAGCCAAGATTGGCGGATGAAGAAAGCTATTAGGAGTGCTACGGGAATGCCGGAATATACGCTTCGTATAGCAGACCCCACAAGACCCGGTAAAATGAAAGCTATTAGTTTAGCTGCTTTTGAACCTTTTAATACTATTATGAGCGTAGTGGCTGACATGAAAAGCTTAAGTAATGGTACGGTAGCACAGCGAGAAGAGGCTAGGGATTTATTTGAAGTATTTACATTAGCTTTAGCAAATAACATAGCTAATAAATCTTATTATAAAAATGCAGGCGACCTTATGAAGTTAATAACTGAAGCTACTGGTGGTGAGGAAGACGCAGCTCGGGCATTTAAGATGTTGAAAGGGCTAGCTGGTCAATCTGTTTCGTCAGCTCAAAATGCTTTAACCGTTATGTCTGACGATGTTATCCGTGAAAACAACACAGTAATGCAAGTGATAGCTAGACGAATGAACGGACTCGCTAAACTTGTACCTCCAATGCGTGATATATTCGGAGATATAGAAGTAAGAAATTATAATAAAAGAGGAGGCGGACTTTCAATATTATCGCCAATAGGTATATTTAATGAAAGAGGCGATATAGATAAATATGTAGAGATTGACGAGGTTACTGGGTTTAGGACATTAAAAGTACCTAAGATTACTAAAGACTCTGTCGCAAAAGAATTAAGAGATAAGAAAAAAGGTAAGAAACTAACTGAAGACGAAATAGAATTAGCTTACCAAGAAAAACTAAGAGAAGCTGCTTATGCTGTCTGTATCGAATTAGGAGTATCCCCTCAGTTCAACGGTGGGACTACTAAATGGAACGGTATTGATTTAGAGGAAATACGAGACCCGGAAACTCAACAAGACGCATTTGATCGATGGCAGGAAATAGCTAATGAGATGAAGTTAAGTTCAGCTCTTATGCCTTCTAAGAAAGGTAAGACTATGAAGGAAGCTATTGTTGAATTAGCTAGTGGAGGTGGTTACCCTTCATTGGGTCGTTTTGATTATTCGACTGGAGTGAGGAGAGCACCTAAAACAGCCCTACCTGAAGGCACTAAACAAGAAGATGCAGCAAGAACAAATGTTATTAAAGGTGTTTTTAAAACATACAGAGATAGAGCTTTAGAGCAGCTTAAAAAAGAGTTTCCGATATTAGAAGGACAGCTTGAGGCTGAAGAAGAATTTGGAGAAAAATTAGATAAACCGCTTAAACCTAAGTCATCAAGAGAATCAGAAGCTGAGTATCAGCAAAGATTGCAAAAACGAAGAGAGTTTGAATTAGGTACTAAGGAAACGCAATTCCCGGTAGAGCAATACAAAGAACAGCAAGTGCCATCTAAACTAGAGGAATTAATGTTACCGTTTGGTAGAAACTAACTTGCTCTTCTCACTCAATAATTAATAATATACACTTAACATCATGGCTATCACCTACGTAGATTATACAGCAACAGCCGGACAGACCGACTTTGACTTTACTTTCCCGCACCTTGAAGACGAACACGTTAAGGTAGAAATCAACGGTGCTGAAACGACCGACTTCACAATCGTCGCCACACCATCAACTAAGGTTGTCTTAGACAGCGGAGCTACAGCTGGTGCTAACGTTCGTGTCAGACGACGCAGTGCTCCGAACCAGAACCTCGTGGACTTTGTTAACGGGTCTGTACTTACAGAGTCTGAACTTGATTTAGCTTACCGTCACAACCGTTATTTAGCGGAAGAGATTGCAGAGCTGAACGATCAATCCTTACAGAAAGAATCAGGCGGTACAGAGTGGGACGCTTTAGGTCTTCGCATACAAAACGTTGGTACAGCGACAGATACAACAGATGCAGTAACGAAGCTATACGTAGATAACAAAGTTGCTCAGGTATCCAGCGGTGCTACTCAACCTCCACTCAAGTGGGTATTCTCTGCTACATCTGGAACGAATAATACATACACGGTTACAGGAGCAGAGGTCCTTGGAGACACAGCTTACGAGGTAAGTATTGACGGGTTGATTAAAGAACCAACTGTTGAGTACACTGTAGACCCAGACACTGATACACTTACTATCATCCCGAACATGACAGGAGGTGAAGACATCGTTGTTATTCAGCGTGGGTTTGGAGTGGCAGTTACAGGTACAGTAGGTACGAACTCTTTAGTGGATGGTAGTGTTACGACTCCTAAGTTAGCTAACGGTGCTGTTACATCTGATAAAACTTCCTTTAGTAATTTAGTGGTATCATCACCATTTACGGTGAAGTCAACTGGAGAGGTCGGAGGGTATGGTGGTATTGAGGTGGGGGGCCCGGCTGGAGGGTATATAGATTTTAAAAGCCCAGTATCTGATGACTACGACGGACGTGTTATTGTTGAGACTTCAACTTTAGATATACACGGAAAGCAGGGGGTAATTATTAACACTGGTGACCCAGTGGCTGTTACAGCTATTAAAGCATTAGCTGACGGGAAGGTGAGGATAGGCGGAGCTACTGACCCAACACACGCACTAGACGTAACTGGTGACTTAAACATTACAGGCGATTATAAAGTAAACGGCACGAACTTACAGACTGTACCAACTGGAACGGTGTCTGCTTTTGCTGGTAGTGCTGCTCCTACGGGTTATTTACTGTGTGATGGTAGTCCTGTTAATCGTACAACATACGCTGCTTTAGCTAGTGTATTAGAAGACCCATCAGCACCGGGAACTTATATATACGGCGACGGTGATGGTTCTACGACATTCAATCTTCCTGACCTTCGTGGACGAGTTGTTGCTGGTTTAGATTCAGCTAATAATGTACTCAATGATACAACCTCTATAGACGGTACAGCTTTAGGTGAAGTAGGTGGTGACGATGTACACACCCTGTTAGAGGCTGAGATGCCTAGTCATAGTCACGGATATAGTGCACCTAATGTGACGTCTATAGGGGCAGTGGGTGTTCCTACTGGAAATTATGTCAATGGTGCAACGCCCGGAACCACATCCTTAACAGGTTCAGGTAATGCACACAACAATGTTCAGCCGACAATCATACTTAACTACATTATTAAAACATAAGCGATGATCGAATCTATCTCTGGTTTTCTTAACACCGCTCTAGTCGTCGCTCTTGGCGTGATCGGGTGGATTATCAAACGTGTTATTGAACGTCTTGATCTCGGTGAGAAAAGAATGACTAAGATAGAGGTGGAGTTAGCTGCACAGCGGGAAAGAGATAGAGCTGTTGAAGCACGGATCGCAAAGGTAGAAGAAGCACTTAAAGAAGTTCACACTAAATTAGATCGTATGATGGAGGTATTAGTACAGAGATGAAACAAGGATTATACGCAAACATTAATAGAAGAAAGAAACTCGGCATCAGTCGCAGTAAAAAGAAGTCAACGATTACACCAAAGGCTTACGCTAATATGAAGCGTGGGTTTAAGAAGAAGTAGTAATGCCGTACTCACAATACAGCTTAAAACAAAAACGCTTAGCTGCTGTTGCTGGCGATAAAAAGAAGATAACACAAGCGGACATCGTAGCGTTGAAACGTCGTGGTGTTACTTTGAAAGGTCGTGGCAAAAAAGCGTAAAGGCGTATCACTGTCGATAGGCAGAGGTGAGAAAAGCAAGAAGGGCGGACTCACTGCAAAGGGAAGAGCTAAGTACAATCGTGCTACTGGTTCTAACTTAAAAGCTCCTCAGCCCGGCGGCGGTCCACGTAAGCGTTCCTTCTGTGCTAGGATGTCTGGAGTGAAGGGACCGATGAAAGATAGTAAAGGTCGTCCAACCCGTAAGGCTTTAGCTTTGCGTAGGTGGAAGTGCTAACATGGCTAGACCGTACAGAAGACCTCGTGTTGTTAGACCGAGTCCATTAATCGCTCAATACAATACACTTGCTGCGGTGGCTGCGGGAAGTGCGACGGAAGCGGTAACTACGGCAACGGC